CCCAAAGACAGCTGGAAAATCTCCTTGGAGAACTGTGGCGGTACAAAGAAGCCACCGTCCTGACCGGAGCCTTCACTGCCAAAGGTGGCTGGAGCGGCAGCACCACGACCACTGCCAATCAGCAGGCGATCGTCAATCGGGTTGCCTGGCTTTTGCGCATGGCAGACGTTTTGCAAGAAGTCGCCCAAGCTTTGAAAGCCATGTTTAGGGTCGAGTTCGCGGTTATCGCTCACCACGACGCTTGGGAATACCGAACCTTGACCAACACCAGAGTGGTTGCCTACATGCGCCCCCATCTGAACCTCTTCGGAAATCAAAGCCGACTCGCGGTCAATTGCCGCCGAAGCGATTTCAATTCGACTCTTAAGTGCATTGAACTTGATCACCTCCTCATCTGAGAGGTCACGGTTTTCTTGGGCGGCAATGTCAGTTAAGGCACGAGCCTCTTTGACAAGATCAGACTTGCGAGCTTGAAGCTCGCGCAATTGCTTACTCATTTGGGTTTCTCCAGACGTAAAAAAGCCACCTCTTGGGTGGCGGGATTGAAAAGATTGAAAAATACGCGAAGCTAGTCACGCATCAGGGTTGCGACCTACGGGTCGCCGTTCGGACTGGAGGCGCTCAACGGAGCAACTCCTGAGCAGTCCAAATTACAAAATCCCAAGCTCTGAGCGGGCTTGAGCCAAGCGGGAGGTTTTGGGTTTGACAGTTGGACTGGACTTAGCACTTGACGCTGCGTCTTTTTGCATCTTGCTCAAGACCTGATCAAAGCTGGCAATACCGTCCACCATGTTTTGCGCCAAAGCCGCATCAGGGCCCAAGACCCGGCCCTGGCCCATGCCATCTCGTACCTGAGTGATGGGCACACCACGCCCCTTAGCCACAGCCTTGGTGAACGATGCGTAATAGTCATCAACGCGGGATTGCATAAATCCTTGTGCTTCTTCGTCCAGCGGTGCATATGGATTGCCCTCGACCTTGAACTTGCCCGCCGATATGAGCGTGGTCTTAACGCCTGCCTCGTCCATGGCTTTGCTGTAATCCTGGTGCGCCTGCCACACGCCAATTGAGCCGACTTCTCCACCGGAGGTGACGTAGAACTCACTGGCCTGGGAGCCGACCCAGTAAGCAGCCGAAGCTGCCAGACTGTTCGCAATCGCCACCACGGGCTTTTGTGCACGGGCACTCAAAATCGCATCGCTCAATTCAGAAACGCCATAGACACTGCCGCCAGGGCTATCAATGTCCAGCAAGATCTGAATGACCGCGTCATCGGCAACGGCTTGTCTGAGCATTTGCGTGACGATCTGGGTGCTGACCATGCCAGGGCCGGAGACGTCATCCACCATATTTCCACGCTGTGTGATGACGCCATAAATAGGGATGACGGCAATGCCGCCACCTGAAATGGCGGCCGAGGTCTGTCTGCGAGTGTCACGCAGTACACGGTCTGTTTGGACCTGAAACATGGCAGCGTCGCTGGCAGGCGCGCCTTGTGTCCATCGGGAAATGACGGTGGCCAGAGCACTCAAACGCTCAGGCATCAAGGCCCAAGGCGTTGCCAAAAATTCAGCCACTAAAAGTTGGTTTTTCATAAATTCTGTCCGAGAGAGATAAGTGATTCGGTAAGCTTTTTTTGATCTAGCGGCTCGTCTATCTGGCTTGCCCAAAGCTGAACCCGGTCTAGCGGTACGGCCAAGGCTTGGGAGATCAACAAGATGTCTTTTTCAGCCAAACGAACTGACCGGCCAATTCGTCGAGCGAGCCGCTCAGAGGTCGTTTGAACAAGGGCGTTAAATCGACCGTTGAGTCGGGCGACACTCTCATCCTTCTCAGGCTCTATCGCTTTTTGCTCCGGTGGCTCTGCCGCTTCTGCTTGTGTATCGATTTCCAAATCCTCTGCCACGTCCTCCTCGACCATATTGAGTGGTCGTAGTGGCTGATCAAGTCCGTCAATGGGATTGAGATTTTCTGCAATGCGTGCTTCGTTGCGGGTAAGCCAGCCGTTCTGAATTCCGCTTTGGTAGTAGCTTGAGCGGCTGGACGCATCGCCGCGCATCAGATTGGCGAAATCAAACTCAATCTCTATATCGTCACTCTCAAGAAGTAACTCAGATTGAATGCTGGCCTCCCAGCGCTCAGCCCAGGGCGTCATGGTGTGCATGACGAACTCCAGACTCTGCTGCTCGATGTTGGAGAAGGTCGCTCTATCAAGATCAGCAATCATGTGCGGTGGCACACGAAAGAGTCTGGCCACGTCGGTGATCTGAAACTTGCGCAGTTCCAGAAACTGGGCGTCTTTGTTTGTGACGCCCACTTCGTGAAACTTCATGCCGTTTTCTAACACCAGGACCTTGCCCCGGTTGGAGCCGGACTGCGCCTGCTGATAAGACTCACGAAACACCTTCTTGGCCTCGGAGTCCTTGAACGAGCCAGGAAATTCAATCCACCCTCCTGTAGGCTTGGCGTCATTGGCAAAGAAACGTGCGCCATAGCCTTGGGCTGCTAGTGCAGTACCCAGATTCTCCCGGGCAAGCTCAATCGGGCTCATACCCATCAAGCCGTCCGAGGACAGGCCACGCAAATGCCAGACCTCACCTCTTGGCAAGGTCACCTCAGTGCCAGAGCGGTCGCTAATTCGGTAGCGGTATTCACCTGATGGCAACAACTCAATCTTGACCCGGTCCGGGTGGATCGGCATGAGTTCGATGATCTCGCCACGCGGGTTGGTGATGATCTGGTTGAAGGCGTTACCGCGCAAAGCCAGGTGTCCTTGCAGCATCTCGCGCCACTCAAAAGGATTTTGAAACCGGTTCGGCCGCTTGGCCATCAAGCGGTAAAGCCAGTGGTCCGTGACCCTGTCCTTGCCGCCGTCAGGGCGGCGCTGGTAAACCACCAACGGCAGTGATGCAATTGTTTCGGCCAGGATCCGCACGCATGCATACACAGCAGCTAGGCGCAGCGCGCTATCGGGCGAGACACGCATGCCACTGCTGGTACGCGCAGATATCGACTCAAATGAAAAGTCACCCCATGGCGAACGATCTCCACCTGAGGCGTTGGAGCTACCAGATCCGCGAAAGCGATCAAAAAAGGTAAACAGTCCCATCAGTTCAGAGCAACATCAACTCGTAGTCGGATCCCAGCACCACCGAGTCCCCCGGTTTGATCGCGCGCGACAGCGCCATGATCAGTGCCACGATGCCGTCGATCTTGTTTTCTGCTCGCTCCTTGCGTGGGTAAATGTTGTCTTTGGCGTCCAGGTGGGCGACCACGTTGCTGACCATCCAGCCCAGCACCGGGTCGCCGTCGTGAACCAATTTCTTTTGAAGCACCAGGGCTTCAAGCGTCTTCATCGGTTCTGAGAAATTCAGTACCGTAGGACGCACTTCAATCATGGGCAACCCCTCACTCAACATTCGGGTCGAGAGTTGCGTCGCTTGAAACGGATCAAACGCGACGGCCTGCACCGCAAAGCGAGAGGACAGATCATTCAGATCTGCTTCGATCCAACTGAAATCAATCACATTGCCCGGCGTCACCGTTAGCCGTCCGGTGTGCATCCAACCGGGGTACTGACTGTTGCCGTTGGCGTTGACCGTGTCCTCCGGCAGGTAGTACTTTCCAAAAACTGCGAATGCGTCAGCAATCTCGGGATGGACAAAAACAATCACCAAAGCGGCTATGTCCGTCTTGCTGGCCAAGTCCAGACCCACCCAGCAGGGCTGACCCACAAAGGACTCGATGTCCAGGTCCTGATCAGCACACGCGTCCCAGGAGCGCATATCCATCCATGCGGTGTCGGCATTGACCCACTCGTTCAAGTGTTTGGTCTTGAAGTTATTCATCGCACTGGGCAACTGCATGGCCTTGGCCTGCAGCGGTCCCAGAATTTCCGGGCGCACCGAGATGCCCCAGTTGGGGTTGGCCTTCATAAGCGAGTCTTCGCTGGTCCAATCGTCCCCATCATCCAGGCCATAGACGATGCCAAACTGGCTGTCGTCCTCGAACACGCCATCGAGCAGCCGGGTCACAAAAGTGCGCACCTCGTAGCAAATACCTGAGCGGTTGCTACCTGCGGTAGTGATCACCCACAGAAGTGAGTTGTCTCGTTTACCGGTCCCGGTCTCCACCACGTCATAGACGGTGCGGGTTTTGTGGGCGTGCAATTCATCGATGCAGCCGAAGTGAATGTTCAGGCCATCAAGCGTCGAACCCTCTGCAGAGAGCGCTTCAAACTTCGATCCCGTCTGCAGCACGTTCATGTTGTGCGCACCGACATTGACAGAAAACCGGCTTCGAAATCCCTGTGACCTGCGCGCCATGGTCTGGGCATCACCAAAAACAATGCGCGCCTGATCACGGGTTGTGGCCAACGAGTAGACCTCCGCACCACCTTCGCCGTCGGCAGCCAGCATGTACAGCGCAAGCGCAGACGACAGGGTCGACTTGGCGTTGCCACGCGGCACTTCGATGTACGAACGCCGAAAGCGGCGGTTGCCGTCGGGCTTGACCCAGCCGAACACGGTGGTCAGGATGAACACCTGCCAGGGTTCCAACTTGATCGTCTCGCCTGCCAGTGGTCCTTTGACGTGGGGCAGGCGTTCAATGAACGCGCACAGGTTGTCAGCGGGATGGAATTCCCGCCCGTCCTTGTCGGTGAGCTTTGGGTTGAACTGGTAGGGACTTGCCTTGCCCTTGAACTTTGCCAGATCGTTCAACTGCCGTTGGCATGCCCGCTGGACCCATTTGCAGGTCAGGATGTCACCGGCAACGACTGCCTGCGCATACTGACGGGCGACTGCTGCGTAGCTTTGCTGCCGACCCATACCCTGTACATCCATGTGTTTACATTCATTTCTTCTTGGGTTAAGATGTACATGTACATCTAAAAAGGGTTCGCTATGGCCAACACCAAACTTTTCAAGAACGGCAACTCGCAAGCCGTTCGCATTCCGGCCGAACTGGCCTACAGCACGTGGGACGTTGATCTGGTCATCGAGCGCCAAGGAGACGAGTTGCGCATCCGCCCGGCGCAGCGCCGCATGGGCGATGTGCTGGGCAAACTTGCCAAGTTCTCACCAGACTTCATGGCCCAGGGCCGAGGCGAAAACGTCGAGGGCGAACGCGAAGCTTTATGAATCCAAAGTACATGCTCGACACCAACATCTGCATCTACCTCATGAAGCACCAGCCGCCTGAGGTGCGCGAGCGATTCGCCCAGTGCTTTGTGGGGGACGTGGTGATTTCTGCGGTGACTTTGGCTGAGCTTGAATTTGGTATCGCGTGCTCAAGCACTGCGGCACAGGAATCGAACCGGTTGGCTCTGGAAAGCTTGCTCGACGACATCATGGTTGCGCCTTTTGATGCACAAGCTGCCAAGGCCTATGGCCCGATCCGCGCCGCCTACAAAGACCGCAACCGCGATGCCCTGGACAAACTGATCGCCTCGCACGCGGTCGCTTTAGGGGTGACACTGGTCACCAACAACGAAGCGGACTTTGTGAACTACGCCGGGCTGCATGTTGAAAACTGGGTCAGCAACCAATGAGATCTACTCTCTTTGACCCAATCCACCATTTCATAAGGCAACTTTCATGACCAGCACACAAGAGGCAAAACCATCAACAATGGCTCAGGACCGCCTGGATCAAGTCCGGTTTACGATGGACGAGGAACAAATGCAAAAGTTCATGGCGCTTTTAGATGCCCCACCGGTGGACAAACCTAAGTTGGCCAAACTAATGTCCACCCCATCGCCTTGGGAACAAAAAACGGTTCAACGCTGATCAACAACAAGCTGACTTCAGCCTGCAATATCGGCCCAGGGATCCAGATCAACCTGCGTATCTGTGGGCTGTGTGATGCGCGAACGCGACGCTGGCGTAAATCCCATCTCCACCGCTGCCTTGGTCATGATTTGTGCCTGCTTGTTGGCGATGGCCAGGTACGGCGACTGCATCGGCACACCGGTGTTCGGCGCTTTGATCAGCAGGCCGGTCTTAGTGATTCCGATCTGGGCCTTGCGGTACAGGTCAGCGGCGCAGGACCAAACCTCCAGCACCGACATATCGAGCTTGCGCAGCAAATGCGCAGGCGCGCTCTCAATGGCATAGCGCCAAGCCTGCTTAGCACCATCTGACATGTACTCGGGCGGCACAACCAGATCCCCTTGGGGCTGAGGCTCATGCGGGTTGGTCCGGCACTTTTGCAGGGTTCCCTTGAGCTTTTTGATCTCGGTGGGGAGTGGTTTTCTTCCGGCCATCTGGGTTCAGTCGTTGGTAATCGTTAATATGGAGGCTTCAAACCCACCGGAAAACTCCCAGTGCGCAAAGCCGACGTCATCGCAAAATGCCTCGTTCAGTCCGCTCTGGCGGCTGATATGAAAGCTGGGCGTGAGGCGGTTCGATCTGCGTTTGACAAGAGCGTGACGGACAAGAGCTTTTCCAAATGGAACAGCGTCGTTGAAGAAAACGTCGCCAACTCCATCATTCGCTCGGTGGGGAAATCCAAAGCCATCAATATTGAAAAGTTCATCGCCGATCTCAACTGATCGGCTCTTAGCCCCGACCGGCAAGGCCCGGCATTAGGCTGCCTTCGGGGCAACCCCCCTAGGTTTCAATTTGCACGCGCAAAAATCTTGGCAGGCGCACGCATCTCTGGCCACCATCTGTAGAGATTCAGACCCCCTACCCCCCTTGGGGGCCTGGGGTGCCTTGGGCTGTCGGGCTTGACAGGCTGTATCCTATTTGATACATTGGTTGCATGAAATCGATCTACACCACCGATGTGTTCGATGCTTGGTTCGAGCACTTGCGTGACAAACAAGCGGCCAGGCGCATCCAGGCACGGATCGACCGCGCGGAAGAAGGCAACTTCGGCGACTGCTCGCCCGTGGGTGATGGCGTGTCAGAAATGCGCATTCACTTCGGGCCAGGCTACCGTGTCTATTTTGCGCAGCGCGGTTTGGAGATCGTCATCTTGCTCGCAGGCGGCGACAAATCTACTCAGGCCAAAGACATCAAGACGGCCATTGGTCTGGCACAACAACTTAAGGAGTAAACGATGAGCAATCTCAAGCTTCGCAAATGGGACAGCGCCGAGCACCTCAAAACCGATGAAGACATGGCGCTTTACCTGGAAGCCTGCCTGCAAGAGGCCGGGGATGATGCCGCTTTCCTTGCGAAGGCACTAGGCAACATTGCCCGTGCCAAGGGCATGTCTCAACTGTCACGCGACACTGGCTTGGGCAGGGAAAGCCTCTACAAAGCCTTGTCTGGCGAAGGCAACCCGAGTTTTGCGACCATTCTCAAAGTCACCTCAGCACTGGGCATTCGTCTGCATGCTCAACCCGCGCCTAGCGCCTGATTGCCCTCTCACGCGCCGTCTTTCGGTTGTGACATGAGACGCACAGGCCTTGCAGATTGACCCAGTCAAAGCGCTCGCCGCCGTCCTTGAGCGGCCTGATGTGGTCGACAACCTTGGCAGCCACCACCCGATCCGTCGCCCTGCACGCCACACACAGCGGGTGTTCACGCAGGAATGCAGCACGTACCTCACGCCAGCGCGCGGACTGGTAGAAGCCCAGCTCATTATCAAAGCCACGCCTGGCACGCCCGTAGTCCCGGTGCACCTTGGGGCGGTGCTGCTCGCAGTAGCCGGGCTTGTCCAGCACCAACGCGCAGGCGGGGTGACGGCATGGTGTCGGGGCACTGCGGGGCATAGCGGCTCGGTATTGGCGTGTTAGCAACTCATTCAAAAAACTAATCGGATTTGATGCGGGTATTGCTTGGCTTCACTGGGGTTCAGAGCGTTCATAGGAACGTCATCAACAACCCAAGGAGCTTTGCAAATGACCTAC